GAGACCAACAACATCACACTTACAGTGACAGGCCCGACTACTATCCAGTCTGGTACGATTGCTACCAATGGCCAATCGAAGAAGTGGCGTTACGACTCAAGTGGAGATGTATGGGACTTGGTTTTTAGCGATGCCCCTTCCGGTGGAGGTGGTGGGGGCAGCACTGTCGAATACTTCGAGGTAGTTGTAGCTGCAAGTAAGATTGAAGAAGACCTAACTGACTTCCCTCTAGTGCTTGAGAGCTGTACTAACATTCCATTCCCAATCGAGATGTTTACTGTAGGCACACCATCTACTATCTCGGTGGAACTGGATGATGGTACGGCACTGGATACAGTGGTTGCGGTACACGATGTAGGTACACTCCATTGTCGTATCCACGTGAAGACAGACCTTAGTTCTACGACAGACAACGTGTTCCATGTTCACTGGAATAAAGCCCCGACACTAACAGCTAACCCATTTGCTTCCTACGGCTCAGTAGTACCTTTCTACAACATAAAGAGTGAGTTTGAGATAGTAGACTATGCAGACCCAGATGCGACGTTCGGTGTATCATCTGCGGGATACGATGATGAAGCGTTCCGTGATGACGTGTATAACATCCCGTATGCTACCCACAGAATCAACGCCTCGTTGAGTTCAGCTCTATCTACGGACGAGCTGTATGGGATAGTAGGTTTGAAGAACTTCATCACTTCACAGAGAACAGCAGTGGAGCTTCGAACACTTAACCTAGTGGAAACTCAATCCATCCTCACCACTACAAGCTCTAGAAAAAACCAAGGGGTACAAGATACCTCAAATGGAGGCACAGTAAGCAGTGGGACAAATGACCTACGTAGTCCTATTGGTGACTTGTGTGTGGTCACTATGGGTAATGATTCGAACGCACCTCTACGTACTGTTATGACCGATGGTCTAGCTGAGACGTACAACTCGTCTGCAAGTGGAGCACTGACCGCAGGAGAAGACTTCACTGAGTACCGTATAGGCTCTACCTACACCGGGTCTAGTGGTTTGTATGGTTCGATTAAAGAAGTGCGTTGGAGAGATGGCATACCTAACCTAGCCTATCAGAAAGCGGAAGCACTCAACATTAAGCAAGACTTAGTTGAGCACTACCACGACACGCCTGCTATTCCTGCCGACTACCTAGGCTTTGGTGACTACAACGGTATCACTAAGAGTCCTACGGTGCTAGAGGATGAGTACACACGTGCGACTATCCAATCGGTAGAGGGACTATCAGGCAACGAGTATGACTGGATTGAGAACTTCACAGTGACTGTTCCAGTAGCAGGAGACTTATCAGACCCAGACCTATACTGGAAACTTGATGGTATTGTTGACGACAGTGACAACAACCTTTCAGCCATATCTACGGATGACCCAGAAGTGTTGGGTGCGGGGGACAGTGTCATCTTAAGAGGCTTGTCATCTACTGTAGCAATCAAAGCAGCAGGAGCTGACTGGACTACAGGTGATACAACCATGACGCTAGGAGGCACACCTAAGTCGTTCCATAAACTAACTGCGAATGTACCATTGGACATCACGTCTGACTTTGATACTGGTGATACTGATGACTTCCTTGGTGAGATTTATGTGTACCGGGCAGATGCTGCATATGATGGCTATAATGTTGTCTTCAACCTAGTAGGTACTGGTGGGTCAGGGGACATCGACCTAGCGGGTAGTAACATCACCCCGCCTGCGACATTCGATAGTACAGGCGACTGGAACAAAGAAAGTACAGGTGGCAGCTCGACGGAGTCTATAAGTTGGAACAACATCACTGAAGGTGACGTGTTCTATATCTTTGTACAGAAGCGTGACCTATACACAGGCGGTACGCTGACGCTTGAAGCAACACTTACACCGTAAGGAGGATTGGATGTTACTTACTCAGGAAGAAAAGAAAGCACGATGGGAAGCAGCGTATGCGGGTGACATCCATGTCCCTAAGACTATGCACCGGGCGACGATGGCTCTCTTCTGGGAGCTACGTCATAAGGTACACTACAAGAAACGGAACATCACCCCGGTGTTCAACTTCTCTATGAAAGACCATGACGGTACATTGTCATTTCCACAGCTGTACTTCCAGTGCGAAAGCGACTATGAAGCAGCTATGGTAATACTCGGAAGTTGGAAACATTGGGAGAAGCTAACCAACACAGCGTGGTTCGCTGAGAAGCTAGCCCAATGGAAGGAAGAAAAAGAACAACGAGATAAAGCTCATGCCCGTGCTAAGATTAAAGAGTTAGTTAACTCAGGCAACCTCGCAGCGTGTAAGTACGTTGCAGGTGGTGGCCTTGAGGATGAACCTAGGAAGAAACCGAAAGAGAAGCCAGAAGCCACGCCTGAACCTGAGAAGAGTAGTACAGAGAACAGTTCAGATGATTGGTTAGAACATGGCCTAAGCGTAATGGAAGAGAACGATGGAACTAAGTGATATCTTAGTAATACTCGCAATCATAGTAGAAGGCCCGATTGTGTGGTGGCTGACCAGTCGTCACCGAAAGGAGGACAATACCATGACACTCATCAATGAGGTTAAGACCTCGATACGTAAGTTACATACACGTATTGATGACGTAGAAGACAAGCACGCATCTAAAGAATACGTGGATGATAGAGTCGAACACATCAAGGAAGTAGTGAGTGTTCAGTTTGATGCAATCATGAAGAACCTAGATTACATTAGGAGTAGACTAGATGACCGACAAGACAAGTAATGTCGAGGTCGATGCAAAGCTAGAGAAGCTACGGAAGGCTTGCCATGACTCCCTTTGGATTTTCGCTAGAACAGTGGAACCCCATCGGGAGTATGGTGATTGTCACAAGGAGCTATTCGATTGGTGGCAATTGTGTATGCTCGAAGGAATCGATAACACTCTAGCCCTCATGCCTCGTGACCACCAGAAGTCACACTGTGCTGCTGTCCGTGCAGCATGGCATATCTACCGCGACCCGGCTACTACCATAGCGTACGTGTGTGCTACTGAATCCCTCGCTGTCCTACAGCTATTCGACATCAAGCAGATTATCTTGAGTGATGAGTTCCAAAGACTCTCACCTGATATGGTTGAGCCGATGGAGAAGAAGCGCACTAAGTGGGCTGAGACTGCAATCACAGTCGACCACCCTGACCGTAAGAAGGAACGACCACGTGACCCGACCGTACTAGCTACAGGTCTGGACTCAAACAACATTGGTGCTCACTGTAAGATTATGGTGAAGGACGATGTGGTGATTGATAAGAACTCTATGACTGAGTCAGCACGCCAGAAGGTTGAGGCGAAGGCAGGTCACTTAAGTTCTATATTGACTACCGATGGTATGGAGTTCTGTGTCGGTACACGCTACCACCCTAAAGACCACTACCAGACTCTGATTGATATGGAAGAGGAAGTATGGGACGAGGATGATGATACCCTCATCGGTATGCAGAAAGTGTACGCAGTACATGAACGAGTGGTAGAGATTGATGGTGTGTTCTTGTGGCCACGTCAATCACGTAAGTCTGACGGTAAGATGTTCGGCTTTGACAGAAAGCAACTTTCACGTAAGAAAGCGAAGTACGCTAAAGACATGCGTAACTTCTTCTGCCAATACTACAACGACCCTAACGCTATCAATGAAGGTGGTATCGAGAAGAGTATGTTCCTCTACTACGACCGTGAGAAGGTTGCACGTCGTAAGGGTAATTGGTGGTTAGGCGACCGTAAGCTGAACCTGATAGCTTGCCAAGACTTTGCGTACTCACTCCGTACAGGCAGTGACTGGACTAGTATCTGGGTACTAGGTATGGACTGGGAGAAGAACATCTACATTCTAGATGGCGACAGATACCAGACTAAGAAACCGTCTGTGTACTGGAAGCATATGGAAACCATGCAGACCAAGTGGATGTTCAAGTGGGTGAAGGCTGAAGCTGTAGCCGCACAGGAAGTTATCATTGAAGCCTTGCGAGAATACGCAGAGGCTAACGCAGTACCTATCCGTATCAAGGCGTACAAGCCTACGGGTCATGACGGTACGAAAGAAGAACGTATCAGTCAGACACTGGAACCTATCTATGAAGATGGTAGACTCTACCACTACCGAGGTGGGCTATGTGAGTTACTGGAAGAAGAACTGATTCAGGACAGACCACCACATGATGACTTAAAAGATAACCTGCACATCGGTGTAGGCTTTGATAAACTTAAGCCACCAGTGAAAGAAGATGAAGAGGATGTAGAAGTGAATGCATCTAACTATGGGGCTAGTGCGTCCCGCTTTGGAGGGTTCCAATGAGTACCGATATCAAAACAATCGTACGTATGCTTGAGGCCGGGGACGAGGAACGTGAGTTCATCGATACGATGGTCGATGACTTCGAGCAGATGTACAATGCGAGAGCAGGTGCGATGGCAGAGAGTCAAGAGCTTAAGGCTTACATCGATGCTACCGACACCAACCATACAACCAATGCCAAGCTCCCGTTTAAGAACAGCACGACAATCAACAAGATTGCTCAGCTATTCAACAACCATGTGACCTCATACATTGAGCACCTGATGCCCAACTCCGATTGGGTACAGTGGGTAGGAGCAGACCCGGACGCTATCACTAAAGAGAAGCGTACCGCTATCGAGGCATACGTTAAGGGTAAGGTCGAAGCATCCAAGCTTGAGCAGGTGATTGAACGCCTAGCAGGTGACTTCACCGTAGATGGATTCGCAGGTGTGCACACTCGTCACGTACGAGAGATGACCACTACCGTTGAGGGCATGGTGATTCCAAACTACACCGGAACTATCAGTGAACGTATCGACCCGAACTGTCTGTTCTGGGATGTCACTGCAAGTAACATTGCTGATGCACGTAAGT